AAGGGTTTTGTATTCTTCTGTCCCCTTCTTTACGGGCTTCAGGCATTGCGCGGCCGTCAGGAAGAATCCATCGAGGGCCGCCTGGAACTTGTCTTGCTCATCCACCCCCGCCTGGATATCCATCCCGCGGTTGTTCACTCCCGGTTGTGTGAAGGGTGCGAACATGTCCCGGATGGATTTGATGTCCTCATCCAGATCCTTCGCTGTGAAGAGTTTGTTTTCCCAGCGCTTCTGGATGCTGGTCTGGAGATGCTGAGGAAGCTTGCTCTCCGCGAGCTTGGTGGCCAGTATGCCGGCGCAGGCCTGGAGCCGCAGCTCCTTCATCTCCTTCTGGATCGGATCAAGAGCAGCCTGGAGAGTCTTGTCGTCCTGCTTGTTCTTGTCCTTGTTCAGATCCTGGTTGGGCGGATCCGCAGCCTTCTGGTCTTTGTCGATGGCAGCTCTGAACGCTGTGAGCTTTTCATCGATCACCTTCTCGTCGAGCTGAGCTCCGTCTGGCAGATGCAGCCGCGACTGAGGCTTATCGGCCGCGAGCAGGTGGGTGAAGAGTTCGTTCTCATCGATCTTCACGACGTCGATGTTCTTGCTCGCGAGGAACGTCGGATACACGAGCAGAAAGAGTGTGAGAAGTTTGTGCTTCAACATGGTGGAATCCCCCGATTGTGATTGTTGTTTCGATGCTACTAACTTGTTGAATTTTCCCCCGGCTGCCGCTTCACTGACGATGTCCAGATCGGCCCGGACCATCTTCTTCATCACCAACATCTCCTGGCCGAGTTCCGGTACATTCTTCTTCTCCGTCGCAATGATCGAGTCCACGCTCAGCTGATAGACGTGTAGCTTGTTCTTGCTTTCGAGGAAAAGAAGGTTGTCGCGCAGCCATTGTTCTGAGGGAAGAATGTGCAGCGTCGCTTTCAGCTCATTGCCATCGACGTAAGGATTCTCGAGCACGCCGACAACCTCACGGATGACTTTCTTATTGGGATCAGACTTGTGTCCATTCCGATCGCCTTCCAGGACCGCATAGACCTTGGCGCCGTTGAATATCGACTTCGATGCCTCGAGTGCTTCGGCCGTGATCCAGATCGGCGGATCCGTTTGCGTTTTGCCAGTTTTGATGATTGTCACGTCCCACGAGGTCCCCTTGGGCTGGCTTTCTCGATTTGACTGCGCTCGGAAATTCGACGCCATCATCAGTTTCAGATCGGCAGCCGCTTTTACGTATTGAACCTCGACCTTGGTCCATTTGTCGCGCGGATCGAACTCGGTCTTCGAGTCCGTTGTCCGATAACCGATCTTGAACATACCCTCGGAACCGCCATCCGCGATTACATAATCGTCGAAGACCTCACGCACGTAAATACTGTTTGCGGGCGCTGGTTGCTTTTGGAATTGATCGTAAAAGGCATTGCGGACATTCGAGGTTTGCTCATCCAACGATTCCCCAGAAAATCGTACGGGCTCACAAATGCTGAGCGAAAGAATCTCCCTTGCGTCGACACTTTGCTGCGATTGCTTTTCCCAATTTTCCTTCACCCAAGCTTTCGCTTCAGCCAGGGTGAACTTCTTGGAGTCGAATCGCAGCGCCTGCGGTTCCCAAGTGTCACTGCCTTTCTTCTTGCAGACGATCAGTCGCACGCCACTGGTTACATCCTTGGATCGGCAGGTGTCGTACTGGTCTGGATCCTTCAAGCGATGACGGATCTCATTCTCCGTCTCTTCCCAGCCTGCGAGAAGACGATAGATGCTTGCCTGCAATCGTCGAAGTCTTTTCATCCTTACCTCAATCAGCCGATCTTTTCGAATGCGTCCGTCTGGCCGTACTCGATATCGATCTTTGCACGGCCGATTCCTGCGATCTCGCCACTTTGATTGTAGAAGGGCTTCTGGTAAATCACACCAGCTTCGTGCTCCAACGCGGGCACGGCGTGCGCGACGCTGATATTGCATTGCTCAGTCCCCGCCTGAACATGCATCACGACACCGATGATCTCGTGCTTCACGTTGTAGCCTTGTCCCTTCACGACATCGCCCGGCTGAGCCGGCGTTCCGTCTTTGTAGTGTGGCATAGCGTTCCCTTTCGCGTGTTCAGTCGATGACAACCTTCCTGATGCCGAATGCTCCGGCATCCAGCAAGATAACGCCCTTCGCCGATGCGACGATCTTGCAATCGCTCACCTTCAATGCCGCGATAGCTGCGGCGGCTTTGGGATCTGGCTCATTCTTCACCTGGGGCGCGACCTCGAGAAGTTGACGCTTCAGCGCGGTGAAGACCTCCTGCGAGATCTTCCCGGACTGTGCCTCCTTCGCGTTCTCTTCCTTTTCAAGTTCCCGGATAAGCATCGATGTCGCCTCGAGTTCCTTCTTCACTTCATCGACCTGCTCCGGAGTTGTGCCGGAAGTGGACTGAAGCTTCTCCAGTTTCTTCTGGAGAGCTTTGTACTTTTCGAGGATTTCCTCGAGTTTGAACTTTCCCATAACCAAATCCTCCAATTGTGTGTACAAGGAAAAGGGCAAGCGAAAGCGGAACACGACTCGCGTGTTCCCATTTCACTTGCCCTCAGGATCGTCCATTGCTGGATCGATCAAGGAGCACCGGTCATCCCGGGCGTGACAAAAGTTGATACAAAGATACGCTCTACAGAATCATGCACAAGTGAGAAATTTAACCCGCTGCGCTCACTGGCTCAAACCTCTCGACAACGGGGATGATCTTGCACTTGCAGTTGACCACTTCTCCGGCCGGCAGCACAGGGTCAAAGGGCCCGTCGACGTAGTACATCTTGCCATCCCCGCCCATCAGCTCGAACTTATCCTTGACCCCGATCATGACCAGGTGGAGCAACAGATGCCCGGGCCGGGGGATCCCGACGTGCGAGTGAATCCAGCGTTTCTTCAGGTCCGTCACCTGGCCGGATACTTGTTTCAGCCGATCGGCCGTCGCCATTTGATTGATCCGATTCACCTCAGTTTTCAGGATAACCTCCGCCCGCCTGGCGATCGTGCCGAACACGGAAGCCGAATCCAGTTTCCGGCCGATCGCTTCGATCACCTGCTGCTGCGGCTTCTGACCAAGGACGGCCAGATCGATCTCCTGGGCGATCTTGCTCCTGGCGTAGTCTGCCAATCCCTTGATATGCTCCGCTCCATAGTTCTGCAGAAAGCCAAGTTTTTGTTCCGACAGATAGGGCATCGCCGTTCTGATGTTCCCTGCCTCGAGCGCCTTGTCGACGAGTTGGATTCCCTTAATGAAAAGCCGGCGTTGATTGTCAGAAAGGACCGGCTCAAGCTTCTGCCGGAATTCTTCATTGATCGCATTGATTTGCTGTTTGATCACATCGCCAGTGAGCGGGCTAACCTCTCCGGCTTCCACGAGGATCAGGATAACGCGCTGCCGCCAAGCATCGACGATCTTGCGAATGTCCCCGCCTCCGGACGCGGCGAGCTGTTGCGCTTTTCGGATATACGCCTCGTTCGCCTTTTGGATGGCGGCTCGTGGTGTCACGGCGTTTGACCTTGTTGGTTCAAGAATTCGTTGAGCGGTGGAGCACCCCCGAGTGCATCCACATCCTGCTGCGTCTTGTTCTTTGCTTTGATGTCTTCGACCTTCTCGTTCGCATCGACTTCCACTCCCAGCATGCCGACGATACCGTCGATGATCTTCTTCGCAGTCTCGTCTGATATCCATCCAGCCTGAGTTCCGATCTTCAGTGCCGTGACGATCTGCACGAAAGCATTCCCGATGACGGCGGAGTCCTGCCGCTCTACGTCGAACATCGAAACTTCAACGTCGAAGTATTCATTCGGTTCGAGCTTAATCTGCTTTTTGTCGACTGCACATTGAAGGACGTACTCGGCGATCGTCCTCAGCATGATCTTGACGCTCTGTTGCTTGCGCTTGATCATGCGAACGGTCGGCTTGCTCATCACCTGTGCCGTTGCCAGGTTGACGTCGGAACCTTCTCCGAACCAATGATCGGGGAAACCCTTCGTGCCAACGATGAAATTCCTGATGAGTCTCGTTGCTTCGCTCGCGTCGACGGCTTTGAGATCCGGAGCTTTCACGCTCCACTCCGCTTTTTCGTTATGGATCTTCACCTCTCCGGTCTGCGGCCGTGGGACCTCCATCTTGTCGATGTTCTCCTTCTTCTCGCCCTCCAACTTCAAATCGTAGAAAAACGTGTTGCGTGCATCAAACCCATCGAGCACACCGAAGAGAAACTGTTCGAATGCATCGATCCAGTCCAGATGCTGTGTCAATTCCCCATGGCCTCGTGTCTGAGTCGTTACGTAGTTGATCCGAAAGAAAAACCCTTCGCCAGCCAGTTTTCCGAATGTCGGGGACTCGGGTCGATCGTCATACCGGATCACTTTCATGGGGATTTCCTTCGTATCCTCCGGAGGAATGAGGATCAGCATGTCGATCTCTCTGGCATTCTTCGGCACAGACTTCACTTCCCTGATGAACGCGGGATCGATGTACCCCAGCCGCACCTTTCCCGTTGTGTCGTTCACAAAGGTCGGGAGGACGAGCTCCCCGTTGATGAGATAGTCCGAGATGATTGTTGAGAGATCCTCGTCCAATCGATTGATTGGATCCTCGAAGAAGTCACCCCACACTTGTTGACCGTCCGCCTTTGTGGTGTCTACATCGCCGGTGTCCTCTCGCTTCATGATCTTCACTTTGACGGCGAGGTCCTCGCCCACGATGAAGTCGACCAGGATGTCGATGATCCGCTTCGCCAAGGGATAACGCTGCCACTGGTAGAATGACATCTGCTGGATCTTCTGAAACTTCATCGGCGAGAGATCCCGAACATTCTTCTGAGAGAACCTGCGGTACTTTGCCTCATCTGCCTGATCTGTCCCCTCGAGGGCAACGGCCGCTTGCAGATAATGTGCTGAGATCTTGCCGCCAATGAGATCGTCAAACGCCTTGACCAGGCGGACCGAAAATGGCTGATTGTTTTTCATTGCTATTCTCTCCTAGAATGATCGTTGACGTCGTTGGCGGAACTTGGGATCGTACTGATGAGGTCGGGTCGATTTCTCTTTTTCCTTTCGGTCTTTCCCGTCTTTCATCCGGATGCCGGCCGCTGCAGCTGGCGGACCGGGACGGTACAACCGATTGATCATCTGCACGAATGCGTCGTTGATATCAGAATAGACCCCGCTCGGGAAATGAAGCAATCCCTGTCGCGGATCGTCGAGCAACTTCTCGTAAACAGATTCGTGAACAAAGATGTGACCGCTTTCTGCTGCCGGGCTCGCTAGCCGGGCCCGGGCGATCTTGTCCGCCCCGCCCTGGATCTCAACTTCCTCGGCTGCGATCTCCTGCTTCTTGAGTGATTGGACGGCAGACTTCCCGCTTGCCTTTGCCTCGACAAAATGAGGACCTTCGCATTCTTCCATCCACCGAATGAGATCCGGGAACTGAAGCCAGCGAAAATCGACATCGAAGACATAGACGTTGTTGAACTTGTCCCGACCAGCCTTTACATATGCCGAGGCACTATTCCGCTCGTTCTCCGTGTACGCGAGATCCCAATCGTAGCCGGTGTCCTCAACTTCAACGTTCTTGATGGACTTGAACTTCTTGAACCATTGGCGTTTCCACACGTCGCCCTCCATAGCGGTCGGCCGCTGCTGATAGAGTGCACTCCAGAATTGTGAACCAACTTGTCCCTTGATCGTTGCCAGGAGTTTTTCATCAAATCGCTCCGGGCAAAGGGCCTGCCCGACCCTCCGCCAATCCGGCTCGATCGTGCACGTCTCCGGAATCTTCGGCTTCACCGATTCCTTCAACGCTTCAAGGATGACGATATGCCAATGTTGCGGCTCATCGCGTTCCTGTTGCAGCAACCACCCGCACAAGTCGTCTTCGTGCCATCGGGTCTGTATGATGACAATGGCCGCATTCGGTTCCGCCCGGGTATAGAATGTCGACCGCCACCATTGCTTCTGATTCTCCCTGATGGTGAGCGAGTAGGCCTCTTCCGCATTCTTGACCGGATCGTCGATGACCCCAAGATCGAAACCCCGGCCAGTGATAGGTCCTCCGACGCCGGCCGCCCAGAGCACTCCTCCCCGGGGATTGTGCCACTCCCGGGTGGCAGATACGTCCGGCCGAATGCTCCGTTCGGAGCGCAGGTAATAGTCGCGAGCATCTCGGCTGAGTCCCAGGGCAATATCGGCAGCATAGGAGGAGATTCCGATCTTCCTCTCAGGGTACCGATACATGTAATAGGCTGGAAACAGTCGACTGGCTTCTTCACTTTTTCCATGTCGCGGTGGTTCAAAGATCATTACTCGCTTCAGTTCACCGGCTGCAACGCGCTCGAGGACGCTCCCCAGAACGACAGACACCCGGTACCAGATGAAACGTGGGTTGACTTTGTCGACAAAGGACCGGAAACCATGCGTCTCTCGGTTTTTGAGCTCCAGTGATGCCCGGGCACGGATCCTGAGCAGATCAGTTGAACTTAAAACCGGGGATGACTTTAGTAGGTTCTTCCCCATTCACGATCCGCTGCATTTGTTCTTTTGTGAGAGAATCCCAGTTGATCTTGGACAGCAGATCTTCCTCAAAAATATGCATCCGCTTGGGAGCATCCAGCCCGAGCAGCTCGCAGCGCCGGTTGATACACCACTGAATACCTTCGAGGAAACGATGGTCACCAATCAGCTCCCACTTTTCAACACGCGTAACCTCTTTTAATTGCACGCCCTCGGTCTTTTCCTTCTCACTGTGTTTCTTCTCCGTCTTCGACCGCTCCCAGGCCCTCCAGTACTCTCTCTCAAGATTGTCGATCTTTGCCAGCTCCTGCGCGCGTGCCTCGTCGAACTTGACGATCGTACTTCTCTGCCAATCTCGCTGAATCATCTTGAGATCGCGGGAGATCGTCTGTTGGGTCAAGGTGTACCCACGCGCCTGATCTGTGGAAAGAATCTGTGCAATCTCGAACTGTAGCTTTCCCTGCAGGTAGAGAGTTGCAATCTCAACGCGATCTTTGTGAATCTGAAAAGGCTTTCGTTTCGGTGCGGCCATACAAATTCCTAACAAACTGCATGATACAGACTATCCGGAAACAGATTTCGGGAAATTCAAACTAGCGAACTCGCCAAATAACTCAGTAGCCTTCGCATCGTAGGCTTTTGCAGCTTCAATTGCATCGTCGAAATATCCCAAACTTATTCTTTTACCATTGAGTTGTATTCCAGCCCTGAACCATCTCTTGAATCGCCAGACTCCTCGATAACCGCTCTTGTTGTTCGAATGCATTTTCCGATTTCGCATGTTCTCCAAATGCGAGCATTCTCTCAGATTTGATCTCGTATTGTTCAATCCATTGCCATCGCGATGATCAATCATCCTCGATGGATCGAGCACATTAATGATGAAACGGTGCATCAGGATGAGTTTTCTTTCTCGGCCTTTTTCTGTGCGACATGCGTACCAGATGCCTTTGTATGGACTCCATTTGAACCATTTGAATTCTGCGACCCGATCATAGTCCTGATCGTCTATGAGAGCAACGTCGCCATTTGTTAATAGGATGGATTTCATTGTGGGGGTCTCAAAAATTAAAACCCGCTACCGCCGTCGACGGCAACGGGCTTTCTGGAAAGGAGGAGATATCATACAATGCCAGGGGTCAGCTGGCACGGTGACAAGATACGTTTTCCCGAATCGCTGCGAAAGTTAGAAACTTAACCTATAGCAGCCTTCTTGCATGGCCGATACCGTGATTCGTACGGCCGGGACTTGAGAACGACGATCTGCCGGATCCGTTCTACGCTGCATTCAAATTTCTCGGCCAGCATCTCCTTGGCCATCTCCGCTCCATGCTTCTCCTTCATCCGTGGATAGAGTTTGCGGATCTGCTCTATTTCCTGCAGGAGAGCTGGTTTCATCTGATTTCTCGCATTTCTGGAACTACATAGGGAATCCCGATGAGATTGAACAGTTCTTCTTCTTCCCGAATGAAGGTCTTGGTTCCGTCGGTCTTGAACAGAATGCCGTTTTTGCTCTCGAAGCCCTTCTTCTTCCAGCCAATCGCCAGCACCTCGTGTGAAAACTTCGCATTGCCGGTCCGGATGGCAAAGATAAGTCCCCAGTTGTCTCGGTTGGCGATGAACAAGTCGAGCTTGATCCCTTCGTAAAGCAACCGCTGCGTGTACTTTCCGGTCGGCTCTCCTTTCATCTTGCACCACTTGTTGACCGTCTCGACAAATCCATACATCTCCTTTCCTCGAGGGATGCACACGATCTCTATGTCTCCCACTATCGGCCTTCGCCTCCGGATCGATCCGGCGATTTCGATTCTCTCACAGAATGGCCTGAGAGTGGCAACACAATTTTCGGCGATAGTTCCTGCGCGTTCAAGTTCCATCGTTACCACCCTTCGGATTGTCTGAGTTGCCTGTAATTGTCGAAGTCTTTGATAATCAAGTACTTGCCTCCGGATTCCTTCCCTCTGGCTTCATGCCTCTGTTGATCCGCGCTCTGTGTGTCCTTCCCGATCTTGATCTCGATCTCGAGATAGCAGCCACCCTTCAGACAGCAGATGACGTCCGCCGTCCCGATAGCCGATCGATCGGCGTTACGACGAAAGCATCCCTTGGTAGGATCGTAGACGCCCAGCGTGTTGTTGTTCCATGCCAGGTGTCCCCGGGAGTTGAGATCGCTGATGATCAGGCGTTTGAGAAGGTTTGTGACAGTCATTCGAGATTCCCCACTTCCTCCACGTCTACTTCAAAAAATCCTTGGTGGCCTCTCACTGGGAATGGTTTCTTCAACTGATACAGATTCTCGAGCTCCCATGCCCAGCGACCAGGCGAGAAATTTCCGAAGGTTTTCTCCGATTCGATCTGGCCAAAAGTCAGGTCCTCGGTGCGGATGCAATTCACGAGGTCCACGATACAGAGCGCCTTTCCAAATTGCAGATGTTCAATCTCAACACCAGGCCAGCTCTTAGCCCCTAGATCCAAAGGCTTGCCTACAAGGGGCGCCAGCGCGCCTTGGAAATTCCAGCATGACAGGAGATAGATCAGTTCCGATTTCGAAACGCCAGCCTTCGCCGCGCAGATGACGAGAGGTCCGCGATAGTTTGTTCGCCATGGCCGCGTTTCGTATCTCTTTGCGCCCGTGTACACCAGGGATGCCCAAGGCTCCCAAAGCGATATCGCTTTCATGCGAAAAGCTCCTTTTGAATCATCGCCGCCTGATGTTCCCTGCAGTAGTCCAAATCTTTTCCCGGAACGTGTGCAGCACATCTTCGGCACATCGGACGATCGCACGTTTCTCCCGGTTTCTCCCCCGGTCCGTCGCAGAGGACCTCAGACGGTACTCCACAGTAGCAGCAGCTCACCCTTGTCTTTCCTCTCGTGCAGATCATGGCATGCCCGCCGGGCACTGGGATAACTTTGCAGGGCATAACCGATTCCTATCGTTCGCTACCGCTCCTCCGCCTCCTTCGGAAGATCCGCCGACCTCGGAAGCAACGCCTTCACTTTCTCCGGGGGAGGAGGAGGAGCGGCACCCCATCGCCCGGTTAATTCAACGACGTGGCTCTGCCGGAGAGGCAGAAACCGAACCGCATCGCGTCGATCCAGTCGCTAGTGAGCACCACGTCTCTTCATTCATCCAAACCTCAGCCCTTTTCCCTTTTTGTCGATGTGTAGATTGACCGAGTCATATCCCGCACCTCTCCACATTGCCTCATAGATGCCATCGACGTAGCTGAGCTGCCCGGGCGTGAGCATTTCCCCACGCTTGAGTAGCGCGTCAAAATCTCGAGCTGCTTTCACCTTCTCGGCACCGTTACGGACCTTCAGCACGCGATCTTCATTCGCCAGGATCATGTCCAGTTGTACCCGGGCGGTGTTGAGAGCCTGCGTTTCGCTTCTTTCGAAGCGATCGAGGAAACGATCAACAGGACTCATTCTTCTGCCTCTTTGCCATTCTCATGCGTTCTCTTCATTCCCATTCCGCGCTCGATTGGAAGCTCTGAATCTTTGATTTCCCAAAGATGAAAGGTGAACGGATGAAAATTGACATAATCAACCTTTGGAGGCAGGATAAGTGCCATGTCAACATTTCCGATGAAGTGATATCTGGCGTCGGCAATCTCATCCCATGTTGGATAGCGGTTGGCACAACTGATCGAAAGATGTTTTCTTCCGAGATCCACTGTGATGAGCACTCTACATTCTCCTTTTGAAAATGCACCACCTAGGAAACCGTTCAATATTTGAGGCATTAGCATCGGGTTCCAATCTCGATCAGGCATTTATATTCATTCCTTTCAGCCTGTTCTTCCACTCATCGCACGATTCATCGGCCGCATGCTGATATCCACATTTGGTGCACATCGGGAAGCATTTCGGACATAGTTCAGATTCTTTGAATCCCACATCCGGATGTTCAGCACACGTAACCAAGAGCACCCTCTTACCCACATCTCCCACCGTCTCTGCTTTGCTTGTCCTGGGCGCTGTTCGATCAATCGGACTCTCCGCTCCTTTCGGTCTCAGGACACCCTGTACGTAGGCCAGGCGCCGAACATTCTGCCTCGCAGCCTGGATGATCGCTTCTCCCAACTTGTCCTTCCCATATTGATTTCCAAGCTGAACCATTTGCACCAGGATCGGATACGACAGATTCCCTTCCTTCGCTCCCCACCAGACCCGGACAAACGTCTCAAGATCCATTCTGTCGTTCAAGAGATCCAAGGGCGTCGGCGGTTCGGTCCTTCCTGGTTGGTTTGGTTGGTTGGTTAGGTTAGGTTGGTTGGTTGGTATGTGGTGCAAGTCACCGTTCCTTTCACCGCCCCCCTCGCCGTTGCCTTCACCTAGGTTTCCACCCTTGTAAAGAGCCCTGACCCGCTGCCATTTGCCCGGATTCTTCTTGAATTTGATCTGCAGGAAGACTCCGAAGTAATCCCACCAGTCATGCACCCTGAAGCACGGCTCCCGATCGATGAATCCTGAAAAGTCCTGCCCCCCACAGTCGACCATAGCGTCAACGAACTTCTTCGCATCTTCGATGGCGACACCCACCGATTTTGCCAGGGTAGCGTCGTTGAACCGGCGAA